TGATGTAAGAGTTGGTCTAGTTATACCTAATATTTTTAATACTTCTTCAGATTTCATATTATTAAATAATATATCTTTTATTTTTAAATATAATTTTAATAGTTTTTAATACTTTTTCTACCCTGGTTATATTAGATATATCCATACTGACATTTATGTAATTTAATTTTATCAAAATTAAAACATTTCAAACAATAACCACAACATATTTTATTTAAGCTTTCATCACAAGATTTTATAAATTTAATAATTTGATTAATAGATGTTTTATAATATTCTTTATTTTTTATAAATTCTTCATTTTTCATAATATTTTTTATACATTTATCAATCATTGGATCATTCACTAATACAAAATAATTATAATGTATTTTATATGGAAAACTAGTATTATAGACTTTTAAACGTTTATTTAGAGCGGTGCGTATTTTAAATGCCGGTTTTAATGACAAAAAAATATTCATCGCTTTACTCATTAAAGAGTTTCTAAATTCTAAATAATGGGCTTTCTTAAGTGTATATAAAGGTAGATACACTTAATCCCATCAGATGTTATTTAATCTACTACCTTGATTAAACAACAATTTCTTTTTTATGTCTTGGTTTCCTTTGTTTTATAATTACTTTCTTTTCTTTTAGTTTTGGACTAAATTCTTTTGGTCTTAATTGATTTTCTAAAAAATATTTTCCAAGATATAAAATATTTTTACAAGCATTCTTATCACGATTTACAAAAATACGCCTTTCGGTTTTCTCTTTTGGAGTTAGTATTTCATGTAAATGTTTCTTATGCTTATTCTTTCTTACTGATACATTTTCGAGTTCAAGAAAAATCATAGATTTTTCTTCAATAACTTTTGACTTTGTCAAAAGTTGTTCTTTAAAAGTTTTATTATATAATTTACTTGTATTATATTCATTTATTTCAAATATTTCAAATCTTTTTAATAATAATTTTTTAAATCCTATATTTGGAGTTGGTATTGTTCCTTTCATTTGACTTGTACGAGAATAATCAAGATTTGTAAAACATCTTATAATTTGTGAAGTTCTATTATAATTATTTTTATATTTAAAGATAAATTAATAATATATATTATACAATGGAACTATTTATTGAAAAATCAAAAGCAAAATTTAATAATATATTTTGTTATGAAAATTTAAATTATATATCAACAAAAAAATCAATTAATTTATATTGTAATATTCATAATAAAAATTTTAATATTAGTGTTCAAAATCATTTAAATACTAATGCTGGTGGTTGTATTGATTGTGATTTTGATTATAGATTTTTACAATTTCAAAATAAATCAATAGAAAAATATGGTAATAATTTTATAATTAATAAAAATACATTTATAAATGGTAATTCTAAAACTGAAATTAAATGTATTAAACATGATAATATTTTTACAACATGTCTTCAAAAACATTTAAAACAAAATGATGGCGGATGTAATAAATGTAATAAAAATTATAGTGATAATATGTTAAAAGATACTATTGAAAAATCAAAAATTAAATTTAATGATAATTATGATTTTACTAATTTTAAATATATTTTAGCAACAACTAAAAGTGAATTAAAATGTAAAAAACATAATTATATTTTTAATATTTCACAGTCAGATCATTTAATATCAATTTATGGTGGATGTAAATTATGTACTAGTGAACATCAAAATATAGAAAAAAATAAGAAACAATTAGCATTAGAGAAAAAACAAATAAAAGCAACTTGTGAATTAGAAGATGATGAGGAATTTAAAATATTAAGTTTACCAAATTATGAAAATTCATATAAAATATCAAATTACGGAAAAATATTTACATTAAAAAATAATATTTTTATGAAATTAATAAAAAATAATAATGAATATATGCAAGTTAGACTTTATGATAAAAATTTAAAATCAAAAACTTTTCGTGTTCATCAATTGGTTGCATATATGTTTATAAATAATGATAATAATAAAAAATTTGTTGATCACATTGATAGAAATAAAAGTAATAATTATTACAAAAATTTAAGATGGGTTACTCATCAAGAAAATATGCTTAATACTGATAAAATAAGAACTATTAATAAAAATAATAAAATTATTGAAGATGATAAAAATATATTTACAAATATTGGTACTATAAATAATATAAATTATTCAAATTATTTTATAAATGAAGATGGTGATATTAAAAATATAAAAGGAAGATTACTAAAACAACAAATTAATGATGGTTATTATAATATAGTATTAATTGGTTTTAATAATGAAAATAAAAAAGAAAGTCATAGTTTTAGAGTTCATAGATTAGTTGCATATATATTTATAAAAAAACCTGAAAATTTTAATGATAATTATGTTGTAAATCATATTGATATGAATAAATTAAATAATAATCGTAAAAATTTAGAATGGTGTACACCAGCAGAAAATACAAAAAAATATTTTGATTCAATACGTATTAAAAAACCAATTATAAAAAAAAAAATAAAATTGATTGGAAAAGTAGATATAAATACTAATGAAATTATTAAAAAATATAATACTTTTTTAGATGCTTCTAAAGATATTAATCCTCTAAAAAATAATGCTGGTGCGATTTCTTGTTGTTGTAAAGGATATAGAAAATCTGCATTAGGTTATAAATGGATTTTTCTTAATGAATAAAAAATATATAAATATTATTTTCGGATATCCGAAAATAATATCTAAACTAATATATATAATGGATTTAATTGAATTCCTAAAAACTCATACTAAAATAAATAATAATTTTATAGATGATTTTTTTGGTTTATATGATTCTAAAGATAAATATAATTTTTCAATAAATATTGAGGCTATTGCTAAATGGTTAAATATGACAACTGGACATATTAAGGATACTCTATTATATTCTTACAAAGAAAAAATAGATTATAAAATAATAAAAGGTAAAAGTAATGGTATGAAAGGTAAACCAAAAGATACAATTTTATTAACACCAAAATGTTTTAAACTTATGGCAATGCAAAGTAAAACAAAGAAAGCAATTCAAGTTAGAGAATATTACTATGAATTAGAACAAGTTATAGATCAATATAAAGAATATATTATAAAAGGTCTTGAAGAAAAAATTATGAAACTTGAAAATAATCAGAAACCTAAAATAAATTCATCAAAAGGTATAATATATATATTAGAAACGGCAGATGGATTAGGTCATTATAAAGTTGGTAAAACTAAAAATTTAAAACAACGTCTAAAACAATATAATGGTGATAAAAAAGATGAGATCATTCCATTGTATGTTTATGAAACTGATAATATTGATGAGGTAGAACGATGTGTTAAATCTTATGCTAAACAATATCAATATAGAAAATATAAAGAAGTATATAAGGCAGATATAAATATGTTAAAAGATTTAATAAATGATTGTGGCGAGTTTAATGAAAAAACAAATTTAAAAATTAAATGGAAATCTAATAAACAAACAGGTGGTAATCATTATATTGCTATTTTTAGAGATTAAAAATAGTTTTTGTATTTTGGATCATTAATAAATTCAGTCCATTTATTATATATTTCTTCATTTTTCATTAAAAATTTTTTATTTTTATAACTATTTTTTTGTGTATATATCCATAATCTTAAAAATTTTATTTTTATATTATCATCATACTTTAATGGTATTTTCTTATTTTTATCTATATGGTCCTTAACTTCTTTTAAATTATTTAACCATTGTTCTTCATTTGATAAAAAATAAATTTTATATTTTTCATTATTTATAAAATCGGTCCATTGATTATATATTTCTTCATTTTTCATTATATGTTCATTATTTTTATAATTTGTTATTTGATATGATATCCATTCTCCTAAATAGCTTATATTGTTATCTTTATCTTTAGTACCAGGTCTTTTCTTATTTTTATCTATATGGTTCTTAACTTCTTTTAAATTATTTAACCATTGTTCTTCATTTGATAAAAAATAATTTTTATATTTTTCATCATTTATAAAATCAGTCCATTGATTATATATTTCTTCATTTTTCATCATTTGAGATTTATTTTTATAATTTGTTATTTGATGTGATATCCATTCTCCTAAATAGCTTATATTGTTATCTTTATCTTTAGTACCAGGTCTTTTCTTATTTTTATCTATATGGTCCTTAACTTCTTTTAAATTATGGTTCCACCTATCAAAATCATTGATTTGATTTTTTTTAATAAAAAATTTCATATATTTTTCATCATTAATAAAATCTGTCCATTTGTTATATATTTCACTATTTTTCATTATTTGAGATTTATTCTTATAGTGATTTATGGTATTTGTTATCCAACTTGAAATACTTAAATCATATTTATTTTTATTTCTATGAGAAGGTTTTTTATTATTCGTATCTAAATATAGTTTAACATCTCTTAATCTATTAAGCCATATATCTTCATTAGTTTGAAAGTATATTTTATATTTTTCATTATTGATAAATTCTATCCATAATTTATATATATATTCATTTTCCATAATTCCAATTTTATATTTAGCATTTCTGCTAATTTGAGTATTTAACCACCTCCCCAATAATCTATAATTACCTTTTTGGCTGGGTCTCTTACTGTTTTCATCAATATATTTTTTAACATCTTCTAACCGATTCATCCATATTTCTTCACCGTTCTGTAAAATACCAAAACTGTCATATATCATATTATACTTAAATTCTATATCTTCATTTTCGTCATTGGTATTTTCAATTGATATATAACCACCTAATGTTTTATTTTCAAATGATTGTTTAATACGACTATCATTTTTTGCCATTACTTTTAAGAAATTACATATATTCTTCTTATCATCTTCTCTTGATGAAAATGGTAATATTATATTTGCTATTGTTTTAGTTGGATGTAATCTTAAACATCGTCCTATTATCTGAATTAATGTTGTTTTATTTGTTGGTAAATGCAGAAAACATACTCCTTTTGTTATAGGTGCATCGAATCCTTCTACTAATATTCTTACATTAACTAAAAATGGTATATCGCCTTTCTGATATTTTTCAATTATATTATTTCTTGATTTTTTTGATGTATTACAATCAATGTACTCTGAACTATTTAATTGTAATTTATTCATTAACTTATTTATCAGTTTACCTTCTTTTTGTGAATTACAATAGATAATTATATTTCTATAATTTTTTAATAAATGTTCACAAATATTTTTATTAGTTGGATCATCATTAAATATAGGTACATGAATAGTATAATCACATAAATATCCTAAAGTTATCATATCTCTTATATCTTTATTATAATATTCAAAGTTATCAGTTTTATCAATAGTTGCTGACAAATATACATTATTGTTATATTGAACTAAACTTTTTATTATTTCAGTATATTTTTTTACATTAACTAGTTCATCTTCGCTATCATCTTTTGTATCATTATCACTATAATATTCTTCTGAATCTTCATATAAATCATTATCAATACAATCTTCATCTAAATCATTATCATATTCTTCATTTTCGTAATAAATAGCAGGTTTATTTATATGATGTGCTTCATCTATAAATATTTTTTTAAAAGTTGAACAATAATTTTCAATTAGGTGAATGGAATTAAAAACACATAAAGTTATTAATTTATTTTCATCAAATATATTATTACTATCTCCAATTAATTGTATTTTACTTTTCCATGTTGGTTTATGTTTAATAATTTCTTTTTTTAATTGATCCATTAATATAATTCTTGGAACTAAAATTAAATATTTTAAATCTGTTTTCATTGAATAAATAATAACTGAATTTTTTCCTGTTCCTGTAGGTAAATTTATTATAACATTTTTTTTATTATTTTTAATAATATTAATTGCTTCTATTTGATAATCTCGTAATTTAAAATCTTCATTAAATACTGGATATTTAGGAGGATTTATTATTAAATTTTCACAAAAATTAATTAATTCATTTTTATTATATGGTTTATCAATAAATAATTCTTTTCTTTCTAACAAATTTTCTGATAAGGTACAATCATTATTTCTAGTAATAATTAAATTTTCCCATCTAACAATAGGTTTATTTAATTCACTATTGAAAATATTTTGACTACCAAAAAATGTAGAACATTCTTTCCAAGTTAGAGTATTTTTTCTTAACTTACATTGAACTATAGTATCTAATAAATCAGAACAATCAATACCAGTATCATTACGAGACATTTTATTGATTTCCTTAAATGTAGGATCAATATCATCATATTCATAAAAAGGTTTATTATATTCTTCTGATAATTTAATACATGAATAATACTCAAATATTTTCCACAGATCGTTATTATCAAATTCTAATTTATTTGATTTTTTTAAATCTGTATATCTTTCAAAAATATTTATTATATATTTATCATAATAATTCATTAATGCTTTATTATCCATTATATAATTAAATATTAATGTAGACAATTAATAAATCAATTATTTTTTATATTTAATATAATTATTTTATCAATTATATTAAATATAATTATATGTCAATAACTAAACAAGTCTGCCTTAATAAATAATAATAAGTTATTATTATTTATTAAATTGTAATTTAAAATCATTTTCCCATATTTTAATTAAATTATATCCAGCATTTTTTATTTCAGTTTCTTTAATTAATGTTTTTTCATATAATTCACCATAAGTATTTTTTGTAATTGGGTTTATATCATTTTTATTGTATTTATTTGGATTTCCATGGAATATGTCGCCAT